CGAGAGACTTAGTTATTTGATCATCTTGTCCCATTCCACTAACCATACCTTGTGCAAATCCACCAGCAGCATTAGCAGCTGTACTAGCTCCAATATTTTTAGCTAATATACCAATCTTAGATGGAGTTAATGCAGCTTCTCCTTTTAATGCTGGTGCCATCATATCTGTAATCTTGCCTACAGTATATGCTTGAGCAGCCATTCCAGCTAACTTCTGAATATTTTCAGCTTGCTGTTGAGGAGTAGATGGAACTGCTACACCATTCTCATCATGAGTTTGTGTTAATACTCCAATAGGAACAGTAAGGAAGCTAGTTAATCCTTTTACTGCCCCGCCAACAGTTTCAGCTATTGTACCACCAATACCCTTATTCTGTAAATTAGATTGAAATGTATTAGCTGCTTGATCTACTTGAGCAGTTATATCAGATATTTGCTGTCTAGGATTTGAGAAATCTAGACCACTCTTAAAGAACTTACCAATGTTCTTAGCTAGTATATTTCCAGTTTCTCTACTATAATCTAACTGCTGTTGAGTATAATTATGATATGGATCTAGGGTCTGGGCTATTGCTGATAAAGCTTTAGGTGTAGCATTACGTAAATAGGAAAACATATTCCCGATACCAAACATATCATCGTTAGTATCGGGAGGTATATTTTCTAGCTGAGGGGCTATAGAGCCCCAATCTATTCCAGTTCCTTTTGGTTTAGACTGGGGCTTTACAGCATTCCAATCAATACCTGTCATTTCTTAGTTCCCTTTTTAGCTCTGTAAGCAGCTACAATAGCATCAAGTATTTCAGGTGGAGCATTATTCTTCTTACCTTCAGCTATTATCTGCTCTTCAGTTGCACCACTCTTAATTGCTGCATCAGCCATTGCTTGAATCTTAGGATCAATAGCTTCTTTCTTTTGTTCAGTTCCTGCTAATGGTATACCAGTTGCTGTAGATACATCACTAGCTATATCAGGATCTCCAGCTACTCTTAATTGAGTATGTTTCTCTGGACCAACAAGTCCACCAGTTAATGAATGTACTATATCTTTATTAGGAGTAGCATTAACAGAGAATACTGGAGCTGGAACATAATTACCTTTATAGGCAGTTGCAGCTTCCATATTTAAGAAATTTAAATCTCCCTGCGATATATCTTCTCCATTACCTGCTCTCTTTAATATATCATTTACGCCAGGTGATTTAGCAAATGCAGAGAATGCGCTAGCTTTATTCTGTTTAGCATTCCCAGCACCGATAGCTTTAAATGTATCTCTTATATATTGTGTCTTAGGATCTGTAGAATCTAATATAGCTCTTGGGTCATCAATCATTTGGCTGATATCATCCATACCTAATGGCATACCAACCTTAGCAGACATCTCATATATATGACTAGCTAATGCTTGATTTCTAGCATCTATTTGAGCCTGCTTATTAGCTGCATTTAGATCCTTAGCTCGCTGATCTCCTAATTGCTGGAAATGAGCTTGCATATCTCTTTCATATATCTCCTTATATGCAGGATCATCTGATGCAACTAAATGTTCAACTGGAGATATTTTACCTGCCGTTTTAGCTTCAAATAAGTTAGTACCTTTAGGTAAACGCTTCATTATATTTGCTGCAGCTGCTGAACTAGCTTTAGCTTGCTCTGCATCAGCATTTAGTTTATTAGTTCTAGCTTCTTCTTCTGCTGATTGAGCTAATTGCTGCTTAGTAGAAGCTTCAGTAGCTGCAACTAAAGCTTTACCATGTGCTCTTTGCTCATCAGTTTGAATACCACCTTGAGTCATTAATTCCCGATAACGCTGATAATCATCAGGAGTTATTCCTGGACCTTTAACTACTGAAATATCTTCTATTCCTTGTTCAGCATCACCAGGATTATTAGGTGCAGGTAATACTTGTCCACCTTCACCTGTTCTTTCAAATCTATCAAATGCATCTCCAGCAGATATTATTCTACCTCTACCTTTCTCTATAGCTAAATCATTCTGTGCCTTAGCTTGAGCAGCTAAATATTTAGGATCAGTAATTGGTTGAGAAAGTAATGCAGATAATTCATCATAATTACTCTTACCGAATAATGGCTTTCTGCCTAATATAGCTGATGGATTTTGACCATATTGTTCTTGATACTGAGGTAGAGCTTGAGGATTAGCTTGAAGATAGGCTAGTAATTTAGCTCGCTCTTGGGCTTTAGGATCACGTAAAGCATTTAAGCCTTCGAGTAATCCTGCGGCTCCACTTAATGTTCCACCTAATCCTGGTCCAGGTTGATATGGTCCTGTCATATATTTATCTTAGCTGAATGCTGCCATAGCGGTTAATATACTTCCAATACCTTGTAATGTACCACCTATATTACTTCCAGATGTTTGACCCGGATTCCCGACACTAATATTAGGAGATCCTGGTATTCCAGCTAATCCGAAGTTACCAGTTAATCCTAATATTTGACTTAATGCTTGAACCTGATTTTGAATCTGTGCTTGTGCAGCTTGCTGATTCAATGTACCAAGTGCAAGATTTTGTGTATTAGTTTGACCAGTATTGAATTGAGATAAGCTAGATAATATATTATTTAAACCTAACTGATTAGCATTTTGAGCATTTAATAATGTACCAGCATTTTGACTATTTAATGTATTACCAGCTAATCCATACTGATTCAACATCTGTGCATTACTTAACAATCCTTGCTGAGTTAAGTTAGCACTATTTAACTGATTACCAACTTCTTGTTGTCTAACATTGCCTAATGCTGCTGTCATTTGTGGAATCTCTTGCCCACGTAACTGAGCTTGAGCATAAGATGCACCTGTACCTCTAGATGTACCTGTTCCAGTAAACGATTCAGCAGTGTCTGCTCTATCTTTAGTAAATTGGTTATTTAATATCTGACTTACTGCATCATAATAAGACTGATTAGTTGGATTTAAGGCTAATGAATTAGGTACTTGAGATAAATCAGCGGTAGCTGGTGTACCAGAAAAATTACTTGTTAATGTATTAACTGCTCTAGGATCTAATCCAGATAAATTTAATCCTTGAGTTCCAGCTTGAGCTATTCCAGGAATAGATAAATCACCTGCCCCAGTTCCACCAGCAGGAGCACCATTAGATGATGGAGCAGGACCTAAATAATTACCATTCTGGTCTACATATTGACCATTTTGAATAGATAAGAATGGAGCATTAGTAGATCCTTGTGGTGAAGGTTGACCAGTAAATACATTATATCCACTTGGTACATCTGAGAATAATGCGTTACCACTAGTATTAGTTAACGGTGAACCATAGACAAATTGAGGTGAAGATAATATTGAAGCCATGCTTGGATTAGCATTAGCAAACTGATTCAAGTATGAGTAATCATATTTATCTTGACCTTGGACTAAATCAGCTAAATCAGATGATGTACTATATGATCCTGATGGTGCTAACGCTCCAGTTGTAGGATCATACCAACCAGACATTGAATTTCCATTAGCATACTGTTGACCATATTGTATGCTAGTTGAACCATCAGGATTTGTTACTTGATATCCAGGTCTATAATTAGTTGGATTACCTTGTGCATCTGTATATGCATATTGACCAGCATATTTTTGAGTTATGGCATTTAATGCGGCAGTTCTTTGATCTGGTGTCATTCCAGCAATAGCTATTCTATTGCTCAATGGACCATATTGCTGCTCTAAATCAGCCTCAGTTTGATTACGATCAGCAAAGTCATAAGATGTACCATTAGGTACAAATGTAGAATTTGGTCCAAATCCAGTTCCTTGCGGCGCTGCTGGAGATACACTACTAGATTGAGAATTAGTGGTGCTTCCTGGACCTTGATACTGAGGTAAACTAGTAAATGGAGTTCCAGTTCCTATCTGTGAATAATTACCACCAATAGGAGCTGATCCCTGGCGATTCAAAAATGCATTCCCAATCAGATTAGTATTTAATAATCTACTTAATACACCAGTCATCGAGTTCTGTAATGCACCCGAAAACTGTTGAGATAAGTCAGATTTAGGCTGATTAGATTGCTGTAAACCCTGCTCCTGCAAATTAATTGCAGATTGTGCTATTCTGGCTTGGTTGTCTGTGCCCATTCTTGTTCTCTAGGCCACGCAGAACCCATTAACACTTCGTCACGAGTAAGAGCATATAAGTTGCTATCAAACTTATTGCCCTTGTATTCTCTATTCTGTCTTATTCTGCCTTCTTTTCTGAACCCAATATCTTCTACAAACTTAAGAGTAGGTTTAGAAAATAGTGGTACTTGTGTCCATAATCGGTTAAATCCATACCAATCAAATACATATTCTATAGCTTTCCTGCATAGATTCAATCTACCATTAGTACGTCTATCAAAGAATGTATAATGGATAGATGCATCATGTGGAGGATGTTGTAGATTAATATCAGTTAACCAGAATATACCAACATAATCATCTACTCTTGCACAGATTCCTTTAGATTTGAAGAAATCTGGATCGCTTCTATTTGATGTAGGAGTTATAAAGAACTCTAAGAATTGATCATATGTAAGTATTTCCCATCCCATTAATGTCCTAAATTCTTTTGCTTTATTATATATCTCTTCTAAGCTCTCTGGTGTGAATGCAACTTTGTATACATTTCTTATAATCTTACCAACTTTAGGTTCGTCACATTCACACGAGAACATTAACTCACCCGAATTGACACCCATTATTTAGATACTCCTGCCGTTACGGCGCGTATATTAAACCCATTAAGGGCGAACATACAATTTGAAGTTGTTATTCGCCATTGGAACCTTCTAGCTTTTCTGGCTCTGCGTATCTGTAATAGCTGAGCTTTATTCAATTGAGTAGATTGTACTGTTACAGTCTTCATTGTAGTCCACGTATTACCATCATCTTTAGAATATTCTAAATTTATAGTTCCAGTAGTATATGGAGTATAAGCAAATCTAACTAAGTTAATTATTGTATCATATATAGGAATTTCAAATATCTTACTTCTTATTTCGGTAGTGAATGATGTACCGTTATCTGTTAGGGATATATTACCTACCTCAGATGCCATTCCAGAATAGAATGGTGAAGTATCTATATCTCCATTATCAAATCCATAGAATCTAGTAGAGTTAGCTACCAATCCGCCAAGTGAATTAATAGTACCTAAAAGCGCATTAATAGTACCCTGTAAATCATTTATAGTAATAGTAGAAGCAGAGAAATCTAAATCAGTAGTACATGATGGACTATTATTAAATTCCTCTGTATTCCATGTCTTAGTAATGAAATTGAATGTAGCTACTGAAACTGTAGATGAATTACTGTACTTGAAGTATAATGAATATGTTTTATTATCTTGTGAATATGCTCCCCATACTTCAGATGCTGTACTAAATTGCTGCTTTAAGTATCTACGAACAGTTGTAGCAGATATAGCTTCAGGAGCATTATTTTGATAGCTATTAGTAGGAATACTCCAAACATAAACATCATTTTTACTGCTATTAAACCAAACTAAACCAAAATCATCCGTTAACTGTATAGTTCTTGGAGTGTCTGCACCTAGTTTTGGTAATGCTGAATAGAAAGAAAATGGGTTAGTAGATGATCTAGTGAACGATCCTAACCACATTGATTTCTCTCTACATGCTATTAATGTATTACCATATGATGAAATACCTGTTAAATCATCAGATGTATCAGATGGAGAATCAACTAATGGAGTTAGACCAGCAGATAAATCTACAGTTGGATCGTACTCTCCATAATTCATTAATCCAGACCAACCAATTTCATATGGAACATTAGTTGTATCTACTCTATTAGCTCCTATTAGCCTATTAAAGGCCATAGTTATATACTTATATACTGGAGCATTTCCTAGTTGCTTATATTGTAAAGCAACAGGATCTATTTCTCTTATTGGATCTACACCATTACAAAAGAATGTTCTATTATCACCAGCAGTAAATGAAAAATAGTCAGTTAATCCACCAGAGTTAGCTGCTATAATATTAGGAGTTATTTCTACAAATCCTGTGGATCTAGCCACATATATCTTACTCTGGTCAAATCTATAGATATTTAAACCACTGCCAACCTGATTAGCTGCATATATATTTAGGACTTTAGAGCTATTAGGCTTAGTCAATGAGTATGGCTGTAACCCATTACGCCTAAATAGCATATTACGTATATATGCTACATTATCAGCAACTACTAAAGCGTTAGGTGGGATCTGAGCTGGATCTGAATCATTAATAAATCCAGCTAAAAAATCTTCAGATCCACCTACCTGAGTCTCCTCTTGTTTAAGCTGAGGAATGGGTATCTGATTTGTTCTTGCTTGTGGTTTAGCCATCTTCTACCCAAACGTCGTCTATTATAGTAAATGTATAGAACTTATTTACTGCCAGTAATTTATCTGCGCCTGTACTAGTTTTAATAGTAGAATTATTCTTTATTGTAGTATTACCATCACCTAATAGCTTCAATGTTTGTCCATCTACTGAACCAACAAAATTAGTAACAGTAACTGCACCGGTATTTTTAAAAACTAATACTTGAATATTTAAGACATTAGGAACTGTCTCAGATTTAGAATTCTGTCTATTTATATCTGGTAGTTGACCAAATATGGTTCTACCTAGAAATGTATTGTCTTCGAAATGTTGTTGCATTTAACACCTATTATGTTGACCTCGTATACATCTTAGCTGAGAATCAACGCCAGCTACACGAGCGTCTAAACTATTTAATCGCTGTAGAATGAGATATGTAGATGCAGCTGTTTCAACTGAATCTAATAAATGACTAGTATGTTCTACAAGCATATGACTTTCATAATCAGTCTTTTTTACATATACACTATCTGCATGATGTGTTGTTTCTACACTATTAACATTAGCTTTTAGTGTACCAAATGCTGTGAGTAATACAGTTATTGTACCAGCAATCCAAACAATTCTCTTTAACCCAGGATTATTCTCTAACTTCATCCTCTCGGACAATCTGGACATTTTTAATCGGGTTAATTTCTTCTATTTCAGCAGTCTCAAGTATATCGTACACATCTGCAACTGTCTCAGAAATAGCAGCAATCCAAGGATCATTATTATCAAATAACTTAACTAACATTTCATATTCTGCGTCTTCTAATCTTATATATGAATATTCATTATTAAATATTCTAGAATCATTATCTTTATCTTTAGGTAATGAAGCTACTTTTAATCTTCTCTTTAAATTTCTAACAACTCTGTGATCGTTTTTAGATAATGCTAATTTAGATTTTTGTATACCAGTCCACAATAACTCAAATATTCCAACGATACCATCATTATATACAAATGTACCATTTCTATCCGTATAGGACTCTTTAGGAAAAGTAAGTTTACGCATTAGGATGTTTGTATGGCAATTAGTGAAGTGCCTTTAAGTAACTGTTGAGTTTCTGTGCCAGATTCGTTAGCAAACTGAAGATCGAATGTTGATGAGCCAGATAACTTCACATAGCAATGTAATACTGTATAGAATCCACCAGAAGTATCAGCATCATTTAAAGCTGTAGAAGTAGTAAGTGTAGTATCATACTTGCCCTGAATCGTAGCAAATACTGAACCTATATTAGAATAACCTAGTTTAGACTCAGTAAGATTACCTGGCGTTCCTGCAACTAACTTAACTAATAATCTCTTAACACCCGCGCCAGCAGAGGATTTGGAATATATAATAATTGCTATATCCCAAGTTCCAGTAGTTAAAGCACCTAAACCTGTAATTGCATTAATAAAACTAGTTGTGGTTGTACTAGTATCAGCAGTTAATTCCTTAGTAAATGCACCAATTACTGGTATAGTTATATTAGCTGTACCATCAAAGCTTACACCATTAATGGTTCTAGGAGTCTGTAAAGCTGTAGCTGTCGATGCATTACCTGTTAAAGCTCCTGTAATACCTCCAGTTACAGCTAAACCACCACCAGTTATATTTATTCCACCTGCGACAGTTGCTCCACCACCAGTAATATTTAACCCAGAAGATAAGGTTAATGTACTAGCAGTTAGTGGAGCATCAGCAGAATCATCCGCTAATCTAATTTTTACTGTAGTAGCGTTTCTAGCTATTGCTGGAAATGATGCCGATGTACCACCTAATTGAATTCTATTAAATCCAGTAACTGCATTATTTGTTACAGTTAGTACACCATCAGATGGAGATGATATTTTACTTTGTGCATTCCATATTACTGCACTTGATCCACCAACAGTTAGATTTAATATTGATAAATCAGCAACTGTATTAGCATCACCTAATAATTGAAATGCTGATGCACTTGTAGATTCTAATCTCCTTCGTCCAGTTACTGTACCTATTGCTAATCCAGCAGTTCCTGTAACATTAACTGGTACAGCTGGATTTACAACTGTAGAGTTAATAGTAAGATAAGTATTAGCTCCTGCTTTATCTTTAACTATTAAAGATCTAGGAGTACCAGTATTATCACCAAGATTTATAACTGCATCTTGAGCATCAGTTAACTTTAATCCATACGGCCGAAGTGGATCAGCCGTAAAGTTAGGCATAGCAAATAAATCAGTAAATCTCTGCTCAATATCTACCTTTAGTGAGCGAAAGATATCATCAATAGTATTTGCCGCTTCTGCACCAGTCGGAGTTGTATCCGACCAGACGTTAGTATAAGCCATTACGAATGCCTCACACTATAAGCTGGACGTATAGCCCTAACACCAGCATTCTTATTCTGAGCATCTTCTTTTGAATCTGTAGTTTGCAACTCATCTATCTTAATCTTATATTGAGCTTGCATTTGTGTTGCAGATGCATAATCTCTAGCTCTTAAATGACCTCTATATATAGCTCCATATAGTATTGCTTCATGCCAGTCTTGAGGTATAGTTGGATCAACTGATCCCGAAAGATCAGGTAATACCATCATATACCAGATATTTATTGTATATACTTGATCTGGTGTAGGATACAGATATAACTTACCATCATTATGAAAGTAGTTAGTTGGTTGTGCCTGAAGTGTAGATTGTTCGTTAAAATTCTCTTCATAGAAATTCTCAGACATTTGTGTTACAGGCATATGCTGTAACGTCTGAGGATCTACTACTGATATATTCTGTACAGCCTCTAAGAATAATGGAGATAATACAGTGACTACTGTATAGTTTCTTTGACCAGCGACTGTACTAAAAGTAGATAACTGATCTTTTTCTTTAAACGCAAATTCTGTAGATACTGCCCACCATGATCTATTTATAAGTAAATCTAGATTCGCGGTTCCAGACGAATCTAAATCCGTAGCGTCGATTCCTAGAGCTTCAAGAGTTTCACTCCGAAGCTGCGCCATGCTTAGTGACATTTTATAGCACTAATTGAGATTGATCTTTCGGTACCGGGATTTCTTATTTCTATCCAAACTATAGTATCTTCTGTTATTATCCAATCAACTAAAGCATTATTACTTAGACCTTGAGAGCAGAGCCAAGTATCAGAATCTTTATGGTTGCTCTCAAAGGTCCAAGTTCCAGCACTAAGAAATACTTTCGGCCCTTCCCGAGTAGTTTTTGGATTGGCCATTACGAGTAAAGGAGTTTTCATTTATCAGCCTAATTCTATTAAGAGTGCATGACCAGCAGTACCATCACTTACATCTAATGAAACACCTAAGCGATTTCTACGACCAAAGATATCATAGTAAACCGCATTCGGAACTACAGTAGCATCATCTAATGCAGTTGTGCCACCAACAAATCCACCAGTTCCAGTTGGGTGAACAATAACTGCACCATATGTTGCTAAGTTGGCAGCACCAGCAGTCGGCCAAATAATTGCTGACATAGATGCAGCATCAGCAGCTTTAGCAGAAGTAACTGATGTACCATTTGTTGCAACTCTAAATACATACATACCATACTGTCCATTTGCAGTAGTACCAGACAGTGCAGCAGTATCTAGATTTGCAGCAGTATTAGTTCCTGGAGCACCAGCAATTTGTGTTGCCATTACATTAACTGACTTAGCTAATGCAGATGCAGCACCATGAATTGCTAATGCGGCAGGATTTGAAGCATAAGATCCAGCAGAAACACCACCTAAAACTCTACCAGCAGTAGATTGACCAGGGTATATACTATGACCAACTTGAATAATTGCAGTAGAATCAACCGAAACATAGCAAACTCCAGAACGTTGAATAATAACATTCTGGCCTACAGTTGCCATTGTTTGACCAATTAAACCACTATCCGTAGTTGGATATTCATAGTTTCCTACTTTACCGCCAACAACTACACCCCAATCAAATGCAAAGTATGGAGACGATTCTAAAGACTTCTCCATTCTTCCACCAAAATTACGAAATACTATATCTCCGTATAATAAAGTTCCAGCGGCAACCTCTACTGTAACTCTTCCACCAGGGCTCTGAGGAAATTCAGGAGTTACAAAATTACCAAGAAAGGGAATGGTAGAAGCTTTGCCAGCAAACTTATTATAATTCTGCTGAGCAGTCATGGTTCCTCCCTATTATGTTGCGTTGGAACCGTACCACCCACGCCAGTTAACGAACCAGATAAGGAATCGAGTAGAAACCTTATATAACGCAGCAGCAGTGCTCCAATCAAAATCATCTTCAAAAAGTGGAGCGCGACGAGTAACGAAATGCGCATCATTGATTCGGCTATCAATCATGAAATAATTGGTAGCAGAAGCCATATAATGCGACATCACCTTCTTGATGTTACTATAACGCATACGTAATGCATTCTCCTGATTATCAGTCGTAAACGGCTCTAACTGAGAACCAAAGATCTGCATAACCTTCTGATGCGTAGCAGCATCATTTCCATAAAGAATGGTATCCGGGAATAACTTCTGAGGATCACCATTCTCATCCTTGCACAGCTGTGCAAGATTCGTTAAAGCAGTGATTCCTGCAATAGACATCCCAACAGGAGTCGATAACGAATTAGCAACAGTTGTTCCAGAATTGATAAGTGTATGCGAAGTATTGCATAATGAAAGATTATCAATTCCCTTAAATGTATTTCCGTTGAAAGCATCATCAATAAGCTGAGCAGAACGATATTCACGCGTCATGTTAACCGCATGACCTAACCACTTAGCAGACTGATTAGCCTTACCATACTGATCATCTTCAACAGTCTTACGCGTTAATGCAAAGCCAAGGGCAAATTCCTTATCAATACCCATGACTTTCGGACCCATCTTCGGAACATCAAATGGAGTGGGTTCACCATCTCCAATTTCAAACAATCTTGGCATACCAACAAGAATAGAAGCCGCTAATTCTGGCCCATCCATTGTTGATTGCTTCAAGAACTGTGTGTACTCATCTTCATATTCGTACAACGTATCTAAGAAATCATCTCTCAGACCGGCACGGAACAGAAGATTAAATGCGCCTAAGACTAGCATTTTAGATTATAGATTATAAATGTGGGATTTTAGTGAATGATCTCACAATTAGAGTATAATTCAATTAAAACTGCAACTGCGCTTTGCGGATCATAGTTAGTGCAAGCTCAGGCCCGCCAAGACTTTTTTCTAATCCGGGACGGTTATTTCAGGCAAGATCATTGCGCCGGGGCCGGCCTCCGCTTCGCTTCTGGCCTCCTAGCCGGCCCCTAATTATATTATGCTAAGAACGATGCAATGAATTTCCAGAAGATAACATTCTGATCAGTGTCAATACCAGTAACAACAACTCTAGCATTACCGGCAGTTTTATTCTTATCAACTGTCCAAATACCAGAATAAGCAGTAATACCATACTGAATGCCTATATCTGTCTTAGCCGGAGCAATAACAGTTGAAGAGTTATTAGTAAATTCAGATTCAAAGATTGTCTGATCATTCGGGCGAACGACAGAAACCTTCTGTGAACGTCCAGTGAAAGTAGTGGGACTATTTGCAGCAGCAAAACCAGGAGAAGTATCAGCAGCCTGCAATGAAACTCCAACAATAGTGCCAGAACCTGGATTTGCAGATGCAACAATAACGTTACCAGTTGAGCCACCTTCAAATACTAAAACTTCACCAAGCTTAAAG